GGACACGTTGGCACATACGCATTTGAAGGCCAATTACTGCAAACGCCATGATGCGCGATAAATACGCTCCCCATGTTGATTTTGGGGAGCTGTCAGGCTTACTCGGCAAAGTAGTGCCGTCAAATCTAGATATGGTCCTAGAACGCAAAGGACACTTCCTATTCGGCGAATGGAAGCGAGACGGGGAAAAGATAAGCAAGGGCCAAGAAATCCTCTTAAAAGCCCTCTCAAGGCTTCCTAGGGCTACTGTCTTGGTCATCAACGGGGATACTGAGAACGGGATGCGCGTAGGCAGCTTTTGGCGCATTACGCCGGACGGCAATTACGTCCAATCCGGCAAAGGGTTAATTGAATTCAAAGACTATATTACTGAATGGTATCTAGTAGCCGATATAGGTTAATGTTGCAGCGCAACATAGAGTTTTTCTTGGGGGATGGAGCAGTTTATTTAATTCCCCAAAAATATAAGTCTTTTGCGTCTTCATTTGTCGTGAACTCAAACGACGAAAATTGGCTTAAATCACAATCCCTGCGTATATCCTCTTCCATGACATTACCGTAGTAATCGTGAGCCGTGAACGGTGAGTCAGAAGGGTTGGAACGGTTGGTTCCATGTTCAGCTCGACCGGTTGTAGCGCAAGTAAAGAACACTAACTTCGATGACATCCTCACCATGTTATTGAATATCTTGGCCCAGTTAGGGCTATGCTCAAAGCACTCACAAGAGGCTACAACGTCAAAGAAACCATCGCTATAGGTCAAGTCTTCACCCCTAGCGACAACGTCAACGCAAGGGCCTCTAGCTAGGTCTACGCCGATGTAAGTGCATTGCTCAAAAAAGTCTCTTATTGAGCCATTGATGTTTAAACTGCCCACTTCTAATACTTGTTTGCGCTGAAACATTTCAGGAAAGCGTTCCTTAACGCTGGCTATAAAAGCCAGTTGTGCTGGATGCGACATAGTTATCCCCTATGATTTGATTAACGACGGCGACCTTTACGTGCCGTCTTTGCTGCTCTTTTGAAGTTTGCTGCTGTCGGCGCACCTTTGCTGCCCGGACTTCTCATGCGTTCGCCAGAACCTTTAGCTATGCGTCTGCGTTTAGCGTGAATATTTGCGTATAAACCCGGTTTCATCTACACCCCCATCTACGTCTAGCGGCTTTACCTCTCTCACCCTTCCAGTTCTTAGACCTAGCGCAGAAAGACTTGTGTCGTGGCCCTGATTTGGTCGGGGCTTTTAGTTTGCTTCCCGTGGCTCGGTTGTACTTCTTACGGCCTTTAGCAGTTAGTCCACCACCAGCTCTGACGGAGAGCTTTTCACCTCTACCTACTGATAAATTCGTATCTTTAGACATTACGCCCCCAAATACATAGCACGTTCATCATTACGCCTAATTACTAGCCCTTTTTGGATGACGCCAGCAGCTAAACGATACTTCAAAAAGGCATTAGCCGCACCATCAAAGTCACCGCGATTGTGGCATTGTCTAATACTAGACTTTTGAAGCCCGCCAATCCCTGCATTGAAGGCAAATGAGCATAGTGCATCAAACCTTCCCTGAGTAAGATTAGTAGGGCAAAGACGTAAAACACCTCGCTCAAACCGAACCAAGTCTTTCTCAAGAACTTCAAGGACTTCATCATCGCTTAACTTTCTATCCCACTCTTTAGGACACTTCAACTTTCCAGCAGCTTTAGCGTCTTTGCGTTCATCTAAAGTCATTTTTAAATGACTCTCTGGAGCTATTAGATGCCCTACTCCGGTTGTCCAAAGCAGCACGCTATCTAGATAAGGTTTCTTCCTCACACCCTCATGATGCGCTAGAGCAACCCTGCCTTTGTCCGACATCTTCATTTTTTAAATGCTTGAGTTCCAAACCAGAACGCTATGACTGAAGCCCAAATCTGTTGAGTATCGTCATCCCACAACATATCTAACATTAACTTAAAGTCTACGTCATGCGCCCAAGCATAGATAAAACCAGCAATGTCTATGAAAACCAGCAAAAAAAACAGGCCAAGGGTAATCACAGGGCGCACAGAAGCACGCATATTAATGACCCATTGGCTTGCACCCTTGCCTATCTCAATATCGTGGTTGTAAAGTGCTTTGCGCTCGTCTGATGCTGCCTGTATCTGTATCTGTTCTGTATGTATTTCCTCAACACGCTCCTGAGATGCAAAGCCAGCTGCTTGCAGCTTTATTTGCTGTTCCATCTGCATTTGAGCAAGTTCTAACTCATGCTTCTTGTCAGACTTGTCTTGAAAAAAGTCTAAAATTCTTGGCAACCCACCAGAAAGAAAACTAATTAAGGTTGAAAGGATAGTCAGCATTATTCACCTTGCAATTCAAGTATTATTTTTGCTCGTAATTCACGCATCTTCTTTGCTTCTTCTAATGCAACATTGGTCGCAGTATTCATGTCCATGTACATTACCGCCATCACAGGAATTGTTATGACTAGCACAATACACATAACCACCAAGGAGATGAGTAGTGATAACGGTACGTCTGACTCGTCCTTAGTAGAATCATCAGCCATAGAAACCATAACATTATGAACACTACCGCCACGATTGACGTTAGCTGTTCCTTTATCTTTCTTTTTATACTTTCCCGTCGCCATTTCGCCACCTGCTGCTTGCGTAATTCTTGACGTTGTACCTCTGCCCGCTCTTCTTTAACTCTTTCGCGCATCGCCTCAAACTCAGACCAAATTGCTCCGAGCTGCGGGGGTGCCGAGTACACAAGAGTTTCGCGTAACTCGGTTTCCAGCCTATTCATCTCTTTGATAGCCATCACGCGATTAAATGCCTCTTGATTCAGAGACAATTCCGGGTCACGAACTTTTTTAGCCTTTAGTTCTTCCTCATAAACGTGCTTTTCAAGCTGCTCATGCGCTTTAAAAAAGTGCCCCAGATGACCGCTAATGTCAGCAACGACATCCTTGGCTTGACCGTAAGCGTCCACCAATTCCATGCCTTGAGCCTTGTACTCTTGATAAAGCTCACAGCCTTTGCGTATAGCAGCGGCAGCAGTCTTAGCAGCGGCAAGGATGGTAAGCGGGTCAATTTAGAACCCCTCACCCGGAGTGAAATAACATTCAGACGCACCAGCACCTATAAATGCAATGTACATAGGAGTTGTGTTACTGAACTGGTACGGTATTGTGTACGACTTAGTAGATGCCGGAACAGATACTAAACAATACTGAGGACTACCGTTGGCTGGTATAGAAGCAGTCACCGTAGAATTCGCACTAATATTAAAATAAATCGGTTGACCGCCAGAACCTGTTGGCTGATGATTGGCTACTAAAAGTTGATTGCAAGGGCTGTCAGCATAAATAGTAATGGTCTGACTTGATGTCGTTGCATTAGCTTTATACGTCTTGCCCTGAGCTTGAAACGGAATGTTATTAGCCATTAATACACCTTTTTGCCGCCACCAGTAGAAGGGCTGCGTTTAGTCTGCTCACCATTACCAAAATCCCAAACAGAAATAAAACCTGATGGCATCTTGTTCGTGTTGTTCTGACCGTCTCTGCTACCGTCTCTTGGCAACTGAGGACGAGTTGACTTAGCAATCTGTTGGTTAACTTCAAACCGACGCTTGTGTTGTTTGTTTTCCATCATCTTTCCTTTCTTCAACCTTCACTAGAAGGTAACTGAACAGTACAAATATTGCTAAGGTTGTCACCCGTTCCCATTTCGGGTCCCACATTACCCAGCATCCTAAACCAAACGACGTCAGTAGTGCCAAAATCGTGATAAGCCGGTTTGAGATGACGCGCAAAGCAATAGTGACTAAAGTAACTACGTCCATGAATATCCCCTGAATAAAAGAGATTCACAGTCTAATCTTTATCGTCCTCATCGTCCATACCAAAGCCAGAACCCCACTCATCGTCCGACAACTTCAACTTAATTGCCTCTAGCTTTAACGCCCTATCCAAAACCTTTGTCTTGTCTGTAATAGACGCCATCGGGTCATTCATTACAGTAATTAACATTTGAGCAATTGCCGTCTCAAGTTCTGGATTTATCCCCTTTTGCTTCTTAGCCATAATTAATATCCAAACACAGAACGTAACGCTCCGTAAGTACCTGCGCCAGCTGCGCCAGCAGCAGACCAAATGGCAAAACTTTTAAGTATTTTTTGCCTATCTTCTGCTGTAGTTGCTTTCTTGGCATAATCTTGAACAACGTCTTTAATGCCAGCTTCTGTTAACCAACCTTCATTTTTTGGGTCAAAAGCAAAGTTCTTTATTTCTGTTGGCGACTTGTTAGACATTACGGTAGCCGCATAATCTTTGCTTAAATCTTGAACAAACTTATCATCGTTAATAGCAACTTTTAAATTTTTAACAGAATCTCTGCTATTAAAAAATTCATCAGCAAATTTTTCTGTATCAGTTGCTAATTCAGAACGGTCATACTTTTCACGTTTGAGCAATTTATCCATCAATTTAGTCTGGAATGGACGCAATGCTTCAGAAGCTGTTTTGTAAGAATCATCAGCAACTCTGTATTCAGGACTCCATGTATAAAGAGAACCTTGCAACTTGTTTATTAAGTCACGGCGGGTATTGGCATCTAACGCGCTATAACCAGTATATTCAGTACCGGGTTTATTAACCTCACGCAAAAATCTTAACTCCTCAACAATTGCGTCAACATCCTTTTCCGTTACTTTGGTTGGTTTTCTTGTTTCTAACCTAGATGAAACTTTGCCTTTGCCAACAGGAACAATTTCACCACCAGTTTTTGTTCCTTTAATTGCATTGATTAAACGGTCAATAGCTTTAACTTTGTCTTCGCCAACAACGTACTCTCTACCACCAGCAATGACTCTTTTAGATGCTTCTAAATCATTTAATAATTGTTGACCGGGAGCAGAATTAGCAAAAGAACCTTTTTCTGCTTGCATTTTTCTTGCAGTTTCTAATGCGTTGTCATATAGAGTATCAGCTTGTTTTGCCCGTTTTTCGTATTTTGCTCCAGCAGCACCCTTAACTTTTTCTTCTAGCTTTTCCCCAAGAGATACATAGCCAGACTTTTCAGCAATAGGTTTTGGGGTGCGAATAATGTCTGCAACATTACCCATCTTAGTTTTTAAACCTTGTTCTAGAGCTTCTTTACCTGCTTTGGTTTTGAGGGCAGCAAGAGGAGCTGTTTTAGGAGCAGCAGGGACGCCAACAACTTCACCAATAGTTTCAAATCCACCTGACTCAGCTGTAGGAGTAGTAATTCTAGGGATTGCTCCCTTAACCTTTTTTGCTACAGGCTCATAAATTTGACCCATTGTTGGCAACGAAGGCTCAGCGGAAACATTGGCCCCCAACTTACGTAATCCTGCTCTACCTAATTCCTCTACGCTTCCCGGAAGTCCGGCTACAGCAGGTATGCTGGCAATAGTTCCCGCAACGCCTCCCCTAGCCAAACTTTCTGCGTTTGAAATTGCTTCAGGAATAATCCTTCCAGCAGTAAACGGCTCCGCTTTAGGTTTAGCTGGAATTAAATCATCGTATCCACCGCTACCGCTTTTAGTTTTGGAGGGGATTAAGTCTTCATAGCCATCAGACATTTAAAACTCCTGACCAGTTTTTTGTTTATATCTAGCTTTTACTTGATTAGCATCCGCTCCAGCATCAATTGCAGACTGAGCATTTTTTCTTTCTGTTTGAATATTTACCCCAGAACTTTCACCACTATAAGTGCCCAAGAAACTTCTTGGCCTTATTTCAGGAACTTTATAACCAGACTGCTCTAACGCACGCGCTCTTCCTCTTGCTGTTGCATCAGAATAATCTGCTTGGTCAAGCAACATATTTCTTACAATATTTGGGTCATCAGACTTTTTAGCAGTAAACGATTGATAATTTTTCAATTCATTTCCTGTCAATGTTGCACCAAACAAAGAGTGTCTATTAGGTGCTTGCAAACGCTCATATTTAGACCACCATTGAACTGCTTTTGCTCCTTCTTCGGTCCCTAAACGGCGTTTAGCTTCTAATGAAGCGTCCGCACCTACACCTAACAAACCAAGACTCGCATATTCTGGTTTGAATTCTTTTTCAAGCTGTCTTAATTCTTGAGACAAAGAAGTTAATCCCTCAATTTGTTGAGCTTCCTTTTCTTTTAAAGGCTTATTTTCTTTTTGTTCTAATTTTGCTGATAACAAAGCAAACGCTTGAGCAAACTGCCTTTGTTGCATTTTTTCAGAATGAGCATCTCTAGCAACTTGTCTAGCATCTCGCCTATCTTCACGTTCAGCATCTATTCTTTCTTTAGAAGCTAAATCTTCAGCGTGTTTTAAATCTTTACGAACTCCGTCAAGGTAATTAATGTAACGCTCAATACCTTGTTTTTCTAATATTTGCTTACCAACTTGACCACCAAGTTTAGCAACGGACTCGCCAGCCAACGCCATTGCTTCCTCACGGTTGTAAGCCAACGCTTTGTAAGCTCGGTCAGCATCTTTGTAAGCATCATCAAGAATGGCTTTGGTTTTAGCCATGTTCTTATCAAACTCTGCTTTTTCTTTTTCCCACAAATCTTTACGGCCTTTTTGCCAGCCAGACATCATGCCTGTCATAGCGTTTAATGCGCCCATTGCAGAGTTTTTACCGCCGCCACCCATAGAAACGCCAATCATGCCAATCACGCTAAACAAGGTAGCTAAACTCTGCATATTTTCTTGAGTTGGCTTAAATTGCTCGTAAGGAAATTTCTCACGTACTAGGTCTAATCCAGATTCAATATCTTGAGATTGTTCTCTGCTTTGACGAGCAATATCGGCTTGAGCCGTTGCCTTGTATTGTTCTCCGGCTTGTTGAGCAGCCATAATAGGAGCTTCAACTTCACCTAGTTTTGCAAGTTGTTTTTCCTGTTCTGCTGATGCCTGAGCAGAAGTTTTAAAGTCTGGACGTTTAGCGGCAAAATCAGACACGCCCGGAGTTCCACCTAAATTTGCATTAAGGGCAGACAACTCTGGTGCCGGAGGCAACGTAAATGCTTTAGGCTGCTTAGATAAAGCCTGTGCTTCAGGTGACATTGGGTCAGCCATTACGAACTCCTATACATTGGAACACCAGCAGCCAAGCTACCAAGCTGAGTGTAGAACGCCATGTTAGCCTGATTCAATTGCTGGTCAAGCTGCATACCCGTTCTAATAGCACCCAAAGCAATTTGGTCGCCAATCTGAGAAACTTTCAATCCATAGTCATACTGGTTTTGAAGCAACTGGTTACGGAAAGCCTGTGCTTGAGCTGCTGCCTGAGCCGCACCAACACCGCCCCTAGACTCAGCACCCTGAGCTAACTGAGCTTGTAACCCTTGTAGCTGTTGCTGTCCAGCGGCTGTCAATTCTCCACGTTGAGCGGCAGCTACCAAATCTTTGCCTTGCTGCTGATATGGCGCAGCTAATTTCTGTTGTTCTGCCGCAGCTTGTTTGTTTTGTTCCGCTGCTTTTTTCTGTTGCATTGCGCCGTACACGCCCAAACCACCGGCTAAACCAAGACGAACCATTTGCTCATTACTTAAAAATGGTTTTTCTTTATCACCAGCGGGTCCACCTTTTCCTATTAATGCTTGTCTTTCTTGTGCTGCTGCTGCTGCTCCAGAAGGAAATCCTTGTTGAGTCAAAGAGAAAGATTGACCTATTTGTTCTGGTGAAGGTCCTATTTCTGCAAAGTCTTGATAACCTCCTCCTCCAGAACTACTAGATGTGGGAGAAGGAATATTTATAGCCGGAGAATAATTTTCAGGAGCTATTTGGTAATAATCATAATTATCACCACCGCTATAACTTGACGGAGAAGATTCATACGATGGTGTGCTGCCGTCATATCCGCTGACAGTACCGCCAGTACCTGTCCAATCGTAGAACTCTAGCAATCCGGTTTCAGGATTGACTGTTCCTGCGCCGCCAGCCTCTTTAAGAATTTCGGCTTCTTTGGGAGTTATATGAGCCAGCAAACTATCGCCTCCCCGGCCTTTACCGGCAAGCATCCTAGCAATTTCTCTTAAATCGCTAGATTCTTGAATATCAGCTTTTAATAACTTTGCTATTTTTTTACTCATTTATCATCTCCAAAATTGCCCATATAACGTAATGATTTTAGATTCCAACCTGCTCGTTTACCTTCTTCGTCTTTGCCAAAAATAGGCAACCCTGCATCACCTATTCGTAACGCTTGCGCCAACGCATCCGAACTAGGACGGGGTGGTGGTGGTGGTGGTGGCCTTGGTGGTGGTGGTGGCCTTGGTGTTATAGGGTCTAAAATAATCACGTTAGCATTAGCGTTATTACCGCCACCGCTATCAATAATTACATTAGCGTTGTTACCACCACCATCATCAATAATGACGTTAGCATTAGAATTATTACCACCACCATCATTAATTATTACGTTAGCGTTGGAGTTACTGTTATCTCCTCCACCAGTAATAATCACATTAGCGTTCGAGCTACCGTAAATTAAATTAATTAAATTGCCAGTTGTATTACCACCCCCAATAATTACATTAGCATTGCCGTTACCTCCGCCATCGCCAATAAGTACATTAGCATTACCGTTACCGCCCCCACCTCCAATAAGTACATTTCCTACGTTATTTCCGGTGCCACCAGTAACAATTACGTTTCCTGTGTTGCTTGTTGCGTTAGATACATTACTTGTCGTATTTCCACCAGTAATAGTTACGTTTCCTACGTTACTAGTTGCATTGCTGATATTGCTAGTTGTATTTCCACCAGTAATAATTACATTACTTACGTTGCTAGTTGCGTTACTAGTAGCATTTCCGTAAATTAAATTTATTAAATTAGCAGTCGTATTTCCACCAGTAATAGTTACGTTGCCTACATTGCTTGTTACATTACTTATGTTGCTTGAAGTGTTGCCACCAGTAACGGTTACATTGCTAACATTGCTTGTTGCGTTACCTGTTCCGCCAGTTAATGTTGAAGCGTCTACAAAATTTTCAATTTTAAATGTGGGGTCTTTAGGGTCTAACAGAGTTCCTTTTTTATCTACGTACAATCCGCTTTGCTTGCCATTTTTTAATATCAACTGATTGTTTACGTCTAATTTTTGGTCAGGAGCAATATGTTCAGCAGCAAAAACCGTATTTAATGTTTTTGTTTCTCCCGCAGTTTGACCCGTTCCTAAATCTACGGCTGAGCTTCCAGTTTCTCCTGTTGCGCTGTTATAGTAAAAAAAATATTTAATGCCCTCAGGGGTTGTAATTTCTCTACCCTGAATTAATTCGCCTTTATTATTTGTTACTTGAAATTCATCACCGGCTTTTCCAGCTGGGTCATATACATAATTTGCGTTCGCAAAAATCTTAGGAAAGTTTTCTTGTCCTGAGCTAAAATTTGCTTCTACTACAGCTTGCCCACCAATTGTTGAACCTACCAATTGAGCGTATGTGTTATTTAAAAAATTTCTTTGAGATTCAGTTAATTTGCTCCACTCAACATTTTCTATATCAGTAGCAACTTGTTGTTTAACTGCTTTTTCTGCTTGGTCTTTTTCTCTTGCGGAAGAAACAAGATAACCAGATAACGCTCCCGTTAATGCTTGCTCTTGAGTTTTTCCCGCAACAAGGTTTTTGACATATTCACCAGCAGCTTTTTGTAACGATTTGCTGTCTGTCAATAAATTAGAAAGGCTTGCTGTTGCTCCACCAGCAGCACCAGCCAACGCAGCAGTACCAACATCTTGTTTGGTTATTAAAGCACTCGTAGCCGCTCTTTCAGCATTAACTAAAGCAGAAACTACGTCATCTTTAAAAAACTGCGGACCAGCAGCAGCTATTTGAGCATTTACTCCTTTTAATACGTCAGCAACTTGGTCGGCAGCAACGGAACCAACAATGCCTCTAACAATGTCTTGCGGAGAACCACCTCTAGCTAATCCAAGAAGTGCATTAGCCGCAATTTGTTCTACAAATCCCAATCCGCCTGTTGCTACTCCTAAACCAATATTAAGAGCAAAATCTCCAACAACATCAACTAAAGAAGTTTGATTTTTTCTACCAACTTGCTCTCTTAAACTTTGCTCTCCTTTTAAAGAGCCTTGAGTAATAGCTGCTGTAATATTGTTTATTGATTGATTATTGCTTTTAAGAAAAGAAATTTCTTTTTCGATTCTTGCTTTTATGTCTGCTGCTTCAGCCTTTGCTGTTTTTCCGCCGTCAGGAAGATTTCCATAAACAACATAAGCGGCAATATCTTCTTGTAATTTTTCATAGCTAAAAGCAACAGGATTGTTTATTGCTCTTTCAATTTCTGATAAATATTTGGCTCTATATTTACTATTTGAATTGTTCCAATTACTTGGTTTTAAAGCTCTAGATACATAAGGTATCTGAGAGCCTATGGGTCCGTTCATAAACTGAACTGCTTGTTGATAAGTAATTGCCATTTCGTTATTTCCTAAAAACTGATTTTTTTTGGGGCGGGGGAAACATTTTTAATTTGCCTCAGAAATTTTCAGGGCCGCAGCAATTTGTTCGTGAATGTACAAATGGCTGGCTATCCAATCGTAAAAATCTGGCTCATTATTAAAATCTACGTCCAACATATTGAACGGATTATTCAATCCAAGTAGCCCCGCAAACGCCTGATGCTCGACCTGATGAGCCAATAACCAGTCATCTAAATTGTCTGTTTCAGCGTCTATTAACGGGTAAATAGGCACCGTAATTCCCGCATCCATCAATATTTCTTGAAATAACTTGTGCTGCAAACCATTTTCAAACAAAAACTCCCCCAAGGACTCATTGTTCCCAAATTCAACGGAGGAGATGGTACTCATATTCATGATTTGTCTGCTTTATTGTCTAACTTGTCGAAAATACGATTAAACATATTTTCAATACGCAAAATGGTTTCAGAAAAATCGTCTCTGCGAACAAAGTCTTGATTCATTTCACGATTTAATTCTTTTAATTCTTCTTTAACTTCTTTAATAGATTCCCAAATAACTTTAAGCATCCAGCCACCTAAAGCACCGACGCACGTTATGGCAATCTTAAATGTCATTTCAATTTCCATAATTTCCTCGGTTTATCTGAACATAAGAAACATATTACTATTTGAGCCATCAGAAACTAATGCGTTATAGGTAAACACTAGAACACCTTCACCAGCTAAGCCAGCGCCAATACCGTTACCACCGCTACCACATCCAAAGAAAGTTGAGCCACTTTGCCCGCTGTTATTGCCACCAAAACCTCCAGTAGGTCCTCTAGTTGCTCCGCTATTTGAATCTATGAATAATGGAACCATACCGCCATTACCGCCACTTTTTACGCTTACGCCATCCCAAGCACCGCCACCGCCACCACCTCCAACCGTACCGTCTGTTGCGGGTGTGTTATTAGTTATGATATATCCAGTTCCACCCGTTCCACCCGTTATAGTTCCGCCATTACTTCCCGTGTTTAACGTACCTTGAGAAGCACCAGACCCGCCATTTGCTGCGCCACCACCGCCACCGCCTTGTGTTGTAGAACCTGTGTTGTAAGCCGCCCCCCCTATCCCCCCTGCCCCACTTGGACCTGCCGCACCGCCACCGCCACCCCCCGAATTTCTCGCAAGGGAACTCACTCCGGCTCCACCATTACCTCCAGAAAACTTAGTATTGCCAATGCTGGTTGTAGAGCTTCCCCCAGTTCCTCCCAAATTGCTACTTCCAATTGGACCATTATTTCCGGGTTTTGCTAATACTCCTTGTGTAGTAGATGTTGGCGCACCAAAAAATGAAACATTAATATAGGAATCTTGCGGTGCAGCTGAATTCCACTCCCCACCAGCTGACCTTTGATAGTATATTGTCGCGCCCGGGGTAAGTGTTACGGCTGTAACTGTTGCGCCTAACGTTTTTGCATAAGCCCCTCCACCACCGCCGCCACCGGTACTAGCAGTTACGTCGCTAGCTCCAGCTCCCCCTGCGCCAATAGCCTCTAGAGAAACTAAAGACACAAAATCACTTGGTATAATATAAGTACCCGGTCCTGTGCTACCCGGGCTAAGAATAATCGTTTTTACTACTGTCGCCATAATTTTAAGCCTGTGTCGTTACAGCTATAACGTCCCAACGAGTATTAGTTGCGTTATATATAGAACCAACATATATAGTCTTACTTGCCGTAGTTGTGGTCGGCAACGTCACACCAATATTAGTGTAAGTAGCATTCCAACTTATTGTTCTAGCTGTACCATTGTCTAAAATTCTAAACATTAATTTGTTACCGTCTACTGGACTTCCAGTAGGAGCATTAACAGTTAATGTTTGGTCTTGAGCAGTTAAGTTATATTGGTCATACGCTGAAATGTCCGGAACTAATGTTGCTGCGTTAGCAGAGGTTAAAAAACGTGGATTAATACGTTTATTTGTTAATGTCTCTGCACCTGTATACGTAGCAATATTTGCAGCAACAAAAGATGTATTACCTGTGCCACCATTAGCTATATTTAATGTTCCAGCCAGAGTAACGGCTCCGGTCGTGGCTGTATTTGGAGTAAAACCCGTTGTGCCCGCAGTAAAAGAAGTAACACTAGCGTTTGCTGAAATATTAATTGTTCCGCTACCATTAGTAATCGTAATTCCAGAACCAGCAGTCAACGTGGACTTATTTAAAGTATTTCCGGTTGAATTACCAATTAAAAGTTGACCATCAGTATAAGTAGTTTGACCTGTGCCGCCATTTAGTACATTTAATGTACCCGCTAAAGTAACAGCACCTGTTGTTGCTGTATTTGGTGTGAATCCTGTTGTACCTGCGGTAAATGAAGACACACCGCCCGAAGCTGCGCCGAATTGCACAAAGACGATATTCGTGCTGCCGACAATAATTGGTAGTGGTGTTTGTTGAACCCAAGCGGTATTCGCATTTGCAGTGCCAAATACGACCAGTATAAAATCGCCCGGTGCGATTACATCCACGCCAGTGCCTGCAGTATCAAAATCGGTAGCACGTGTAAGTACCCAATTAGTAGAACCAGAGCCTTGATTAGTTACCGTATAAATGCCATTTTGCGATTGTGTAGTTTGGTTTTTAACGAGTACACGGGTAGCATTAGTAACATCTGTTCCAGTAAACGTATATCCATCAATAGCTAATGCGGCTTGCGCTCCAGAATTAGTAAGCGTTGCTCCCACACCAGAAGAACCGTTGTTATAAGTGGCAGTTAAGTTACCACCGGCTACTGTGGTAGCATAACTACACGCCTCATGGAAGTTAATACCTTCGGCTATTGAGTCTGCATATAGTTTATTCACAATATCATTATTGCCACTTGGTGCAGTGGTAATAGTGCCAGTAGTGAGCGCAATCGAAGTAATATCAGTATTAGTTCCGCTTGCAGCAGCACCGATACCAGACCTTGCAGCAGCTTGAGTTGCTCCACCTGTGCCTCCAGAACCAACAGGAAGAGGGCTGGCTAACCCCGAAATATTTCCTCCGCTAATATTTACGTTGTTAGCGTTTTGGGTAGACATCGTTCCCAAACCAGAAACGGAAGAATTGCTAATTGAAATATTTACATTAGAAGCAGCAGTTAATCGACCTTGAGCATCAACTGTAAATGTACCTACTTGTGTAGCATTACCATAAGAGGCCGCTATAACAGCTGTATTTGCTAATGAAATCGTTCCAGAAGTATTTATTGGGCCGCCAGTTAAACCTGTGCCAGTATTAATTGAAATTACTGTTCCATTACTTCCTGTCGACCCACCTGCTGTCTTTAACATATTTGCTCCTTATAGGCC